TACCTGTAAATGAACTGGCAAAACAATTTCCTCATTTAACAGAGGGTGATCTTGAGGATATAATGAGTAATAAAAGTTACAATAGAAATAATTATAGTTCTAGATACTCGGTTGATAAAGAAGATAATAATACAATTCAAGTTTTATATTTCAATTATAAAACTTATATGAATGAGGTTTATAAAGTTAAAGAAACAGCTACTGGTTCTGAAAAAATAATTCCTAAAGATGATAGTTTTAATCCTCCTAAAGATATGGAAGGTGGATATAGTAGAATGTTAAGATCGATAGAATGTCTTTATGATGGAGCTATGATTTTAGGTACAAATAAATTACTTAAATGGGAAATGGCTACAAACATGATGCGTCCTAAAAGTGATTTCACTAAAGTTAAAATGAATTATGCTATTGTAGCGCCTAGAATGTATAATGGTAAAATAGAATCTTTAGTTAGTAGAATTACTGGATTTGCTGATATGATACAATTAACTCATTTAAAACTCCAACAAGTGTTATCAAGAATGGTTCCAGATGGTGTTTATTTAGATGCAGATGGTTTAGCAGAAGTTGATTTAGGGAATGGAACAAACTATAATCCTCAAGAAGCTTTAAACATGTTCTTCCAAACAGGTTCTGTTATTGGTAGATCATTCACTAGTGAAGGTGATTTAAATCCAGGTAAAGTACCTATTCAAGAAATAACAAGTGGTAGTGGAGGTAATAAAATGCAAGCGCTTATAGGTAATTATAACTATTACTTGCAAATGATAAGAGACGTGACTGGACTCAACGAGGCTAGAGATGGTAGTATGCCAGATAAAAACGCTTTAGTTGGTGTTCAAAAATTAGCTGCTGCTAATTCAAATACAGCTACAAGACATATTTTACAAGCAGGATTATATTTAACAGCAGAAACAGCAGAGTGTTTGTCTTTAAGAATATCTGATATTATAGAATACTCACCAGCAAAAGATGCTTTTATACAAGCTATAGGTGTTCATAACGCTGCTATTTTAGAAGAATTAACTCAATTACATTTATATGATTTTGGGATATTTATAGATTTACAACCTGATGAAGAAGAGAAAATGATGTTAGAGAATAATATTCAAATGGCGTTACAACAACAGGTTATCGAACTCTCAGATGCTATTGATATTAGAGAAACTAAGAATATTAAATTAGCAAATCAACTATTAAAAATACGTAGAAAAAAGAAATTAGATAGAGACCAGGCAATACAAGAAAGAAATATTCAAATACAATCACAGGCCAATCAACAAGCTGCTCAAGCCGCTGCTCAAAGTGAAATTCAAAAAAATCAAGCTTTAACTCAAAGTCAATTACAGTTAGAGCAAGTAAAAGCTCAACTTGAATCACAAAGAATGCAAGAAGAAGTTATACATAAAAAAGATTTAATGTCATTAGAATTCCAATACAATATGCAACTTAAAGGTTTGGAAACGGACAATAAGAAAAATGTAGAAAAAGAAAAAGAAGATAGAAAAGATGAAAGAACTAGAATACAGGCTTCTCAACAGTCTGAATTAATAGATCAAAGAAATAATGCAAAACCACCTAAAAACTTTGAGTCTGCAGGTAATGATATATTAGGAGGTGGATTTGATTTAGGCACCTTTGATCCTAGATAAATTTATTAATTATTATTATATTATATTATGGAAGAAAAAAACGAAAATGTAGAGGTTGAAGAAACACAATCTCAAGAACAAAACGAGGAAAACCCTCAAGTAGATGAATCTAAATTTAAAAGCGCTGGAGATGATAGTGTAGTAAAAGTAGATTTAAGTAAACCACCAAAACCAGTAGAAGAAAATGAAACTAAAAAAGATAATACTAACGACGAGGGAGTTATTGCAGAGTCTGAAAATGCCGACACCTCACAAGAACAAGAAGAAGTACAACCGGAAACTGAAACACAAGAAGAACCAGCAGTATTAGAAGAAATTACTGAAGATTCTACTGAAGAAGAAGTTGCTGAGGTTGAAGAACAAGTTGAAGAAGCTATAGCTGAAGCTGAAGCTACTGGAAAACCATTACCAGAAAGTATTCAAAAGTTAGTAGATTTCATAGAAGAAACTGGTGGAGATTTAAATGATTATGTTAAACTTAATCAAGATTATAGTAAATTAGAAGATAAAGATTTATTATATGAATATTATAGACAAACAAAACCTCATTTAAATGTAGAAGAAATTAACTTCCTTATGGAAGATACGTTCTCTTATGATGAAGATGTAGATGATGATAGAGATATACGTAGAAAAAAATTAGCGCTAAAAGAGCAAGTTGCCAGCGCTAAAGCCCATTTGGACGGGCAAAAGTCCAAATACTATGAAGATATTAAAGCTGGATCGAAACTCACTAATGAGCAACAGAAAGCTATAGATTTCTTTAATAGATATAACAAAGAATCAGAAGCGACTAAAAAAATAGCTAAAACAAATTCTGATATTTTTACACAAAAAACCAATGAGGTTTTTAACGATAAATTCAAAGGTTTTGAATATAATGTCGGTGATAAAAAATATAGATTTAACGTAAATAA